CTCGTGTTCCCTGTTGGAACTAAGCTGCCGCTATTGCGCGGCGTTCATAGGAAATCTTATCCAATCCTACGTACTGCAGAAGCTCACTCTCATCTTCTAAGTGTGCTTCAGCTCCATCTTGTGCGTATAAATCGCGCCAAGTGGATTGCATGTATCTCAGCAGTACAGCGGCCACATTGCGTGCCGCTATGCGGCGCGCGCGCGCCGCTTCGTCGGGGGTGTATAGCACCCAGTAGGCACTTATGCCCCTGCGCTGCAGTGCCCTACATAATTCATTGGGCCGCGAGTGTGTGAACAGGACTTTGACCTCGGGCCGATAGCCACCGGCCAGTGCCGCGGCCACAGTGTTCTCACCACGCTCCCACACCACAGCGTCTACTGCCTCGCTATCTGTTGGCCTGTGGTACGCATCCTTGCCCACGAGGCAGCGCGCCAGTCTATCAAAACGTACGCAGGTGCGCTGACTCATCCTCCTTGCGAGCTCCGATATCTTGGATCCATGAGGAGCCGCCACCACTACCATCCTCCTCTTCTCCGGGGGGTTGTACCCGAGCGCAAAGCCCGGCTGCTCCATACATCGTCTCCCTAGATATGCCAGCACGTTTTGGTCACACGACACTCTTGTTGACATCACTGGTCCTGGCCTCAGGGGCCGCACCCGCACCAGCTTCTCTGGTGGGGCAGCCCGCATCACTCCCTCATAATCGCCCAACAGGGTGGCCTCACGTCCACCCACTCCGACAGCCGCCAGGTTGTCCTCCTCAGTGACCCTCTCAGGCGCAGTCATGGCTGCCATCACCGCCATCGCTGTGGCCTCCAACCCAGGCGCTGGCTCCAGCGCCACCAAGTCACCTGGAATAGGCTTGAATCCCTCGGACTCGGGCCATCGCTCGATTATTTGGGCACAGGCCTGGTCCCGCTCATACTGATTCCGCATGCTTGACATGGTTGCCACTTTCAGTTCGTCTACGAACTGTTGACGCAGCCAGCCCTTGTTGAGCTCGCGAAGCAACCACTGCATGTGCCTGCTGGCCATCAAATCTGACATCCCAGCATTTGCCCAGCAGCGCTCAGGCTTCGAGCGCACCACCGGATCCGGAGGCACACCATTCCCCATACCAGGAACATCTCTAAACAGCACTGAGCCGCTCGCAAATCGCAGGATGTATTTCCGCCACTCCAAGCGCTTGTTGGTTGTCCTGTCCCTGAATACCTGGTCCAGCACCATAGAGCACATCCTTGCTGCCGCAGTTCTACTCATCCCGCGTGCTGACGCCTCCAGCCAGTTGGAACAAGTCGCATCCAGTATCCCATTCAGCCACGTGCCAGTAGGTTGGTACCAGTTCCCTGTTGTGAGTGTGGCCAGCATCGCGGCCAGTGGCTGCCTGGGGGCAGCATCCCGACTTATCGACCGCTGCAGGTACTCCCCGTGGAACTTGCCCACTAGCTGCTTTGTTGCATTCATGCGTATACCCATCATCTTGCTTACAGATAGGTAGTACAGGGCTTCCCTGTAACTCTCTACCCACAAGCTCTCATCGTCGCCTGACTCGCTCACGTCTAATTGCATAGTCCGCACCCCCAGTGCCTCCACCTGCTCCACAACGATTTGCCTATCACACTCGTGGTCTGCCGTGTTGTCCTGAGTTGTGCCCCTGTGGCCTGAAAACAACCCCACGAACAGCCTCACCAAGGTGGACCCTATCCGCGCGCATACCCTGCGCATGGTCCCCGCAATCCACCAGCAAGCTGCTGCCTTGTCCTTAAATGCCCTGCCCGACAACTTAGCAAAGGCGCGCGCCCGGGCGGTCCACATGTACTGCAGCTCCCACAGCTCATGCTGCCAGTTTTGATCATCCAAGTCCGCGCTGACGAGAAGACCACGCCTGGCCTTGTATGCGCCAACCAACCACTCAGCGATCACGTCCGGCTTTTGGGCTGCATTCATCCCCCCCACATTGCCTGAGCCCTCAAACCCCCGGAGGGCATAGCTGCTCACGAAGGTACATAGGTCTCCTATGGAAAACAGGGCTCTAAATATATTGGCCGGCTCCTGCTTCGTGTTGCCGCGTGCAAAGTTGACGGCCAGCGCAACCCAGCCCATCGCCAGCCACCCCGACTTGAAGCACGAAATGACCGCCTTCTTGCTTGGGCGGTCTGGCTTTGCGTTGTGCTCTGATGTACGCCCCAATTCTCTTGCCAACTTTGTGGCGCTTGCCGACCCTGAGGTTGCTACCAGCGAGCGCACCTCATACTCCTCCTGCAGGGTGCGCATGTCACCCCTGCGGGCCACCTGGTTTACCTGCCGCTCGGCCATCCCGTCAAACATGCGCATGTACTTCCCTCTAAAGAGCCCCTGCAGACTCGTCTTAATCACCGGTCTCGTAGTGCGCTTCCGCACCTCCTCACCCCAGTCAGCCGAGCCCTTGTCTCTAGCGCAGGCAGCTGGAACCTTGCGCAGCTGCAACCAGCTATCGTCTCTCAACCTGCCCACCATAGCACTCCTCCTTATCAGTCCTCCGCATTCTTTGTACCATTTCAACCAAGCTCTAACGGGCAATTTGTGCAAACCGTATCGCTCGAGCTCCTCCCTAACCTGAGGACTCAAGCTACCTGCCCACAGCAAAAAGCTGCACTTGATCTGTGGGGCACTGTTGCACTGTGGGACCCACCTGTTTGGGCAGCTCTCCCCTAGAGCGGCCTTCGCCATGTTTAAGGTGCAGTTCACTGGGACCCCTCCGAGCTGCACGTTTTCAGCAGGCTCAGGAAGATCCCCCCAGCTGCTGGGCTCCAAGTTGACACTGTCCAGGCATCGCTGAAAGGTCTCCACCCGCGCTGCCCCCGGGTGGAGTGCCAACTCGTCCCAAGGCTGATCCTCCCGAGCCCCACGTAGGATCAGATTGTGAAGCCACAACGGCTCATCAGTGCTAATCCTTGCAAAGCAGCCACACTTCTTGGGTATGACAATGTCCGGCCCTCCCGTCGACCTGCTCAGATCCACCGCAGCTGGCGCGTCCTCGCCACACCAGCACATGCCGTCCCCGCAGCCCCGAGG